CAATAAAACAGCTTCACAATACTCCCAAATGATGGGGTACTAATATCCTAATCAACCAAAGGGTCGTCCTTAATTGGACGCCCTTTTTACATATTTAAATTTAAAAAGGAGGTTAAATCGTGACCTTACAACGAGATGATTTTCAATATGCTGGCTTGAATAGCCGGGACGATTTACAAGTTGAGATGGGTAACGTGGTATTGCCTAGTGCACCGGCCATGGCTGAACAGGTGACTGATATACCGGCTATGTATGGTAACCAATTCAACGGCACGGACTTTACTAGCCGTACGATTAATATTCCGGTATCAATCTACTGTGCTGATAACCAAGACAGATTTAATCAGGTGATGCACAATTTAAGTGGTTTACTACTAAGTGATGACCCTAATGATAATGGTAAAGAATATCCACTAGTATTTGGCTTTGAACCTAAGGTGACGTATTGGGGACATATTACCGCAATTAGTGATCCAGCCCCGATTAACCCGGGTATGTATGACATGACGCTTACGATTACCTTTGTGCATTCCGACCCACGGGCAACTCTGCCACAGGTTGAGAAGCCTTTGAATAATGGTTTAAATACGATTACTGTTGACGGTACTGCACGAACAGAGCCGGTTATTCAGGTCATACCTAAACGACCATTAAAATACATCGGTTTCAATCTTAATGGTGGTCAGTTTGGTTTAGGGCCTGAGTCACCTGGAGACCAAGCCACTGCAGTTCAACCTTATACTAAAGTTGTTGATGACCCGCTAGGAACTATGGCAATGTGGACAAATGATGCCAACGCAATTAGTAATATGAAGACTGGTGAAGCGTACACATATCAAGGCCACAGTGCAATTAAGACTGAGACCAATGTAATGCGACCAGGTTTAACCAGCAATGGATATGACTTTGGGCCGATACCCACAACCGGGGAAGACCGCTGGTATGGGCCGGCATATCGGTATACTGGTATGACACAATCACTGACTGACTGGCGAGTACGAACGGGTATTCATCAATTCAAGTACAGTGGTGCTCATAATGGTCGTGCGATGGGGCGCGTTGAAGTCTTACTATTAGACCCTAACGGTAACACTATTGGACGCTTTGGCATACGTGATATGGCCTATGGTGCTAAACCCATGGCTAGACTTCAAATATGCGAGCCTGGCTCGACATTAGAATATGGCGATCGCTATACTGACTTATACTATGGTTCAGGGCCAGCAGGTTCTTTTACAAACAAGCCTGACCAGAAAATAAAAATCAAAACTGGCACGACAACCAGAACTGTAACTAAATATGGTCGTTCCAGAAGAGGAAAGGTAACTAAGAAAACCATTAAACAAACCGTTGATACCTATACAACCGTGGTCAACAAAGAAGAAGATTCCGCGCTGTCAGGTGCTTGGCTAATGTTGGACATCACCAAACGAGGACAAGTATTTACTTGGAGTATCACCCAGTATTCGACTAGAACAGGCCGACCGTTCCTGGATCCTCATATTCACATGTTAGTGCATGGAACCTATGTTGATACTCAGAATAAGTATCAGACACCCTTAGGTGGGATTGGGTCTGTCTTTCTGAAGCACCCAATTACAGAAGATGTTCATAAGATTGCCTATCGGAACCCCTTCATGTCAATGACTGATCTTGAAATATGGAAAGTTAATAAAGTTGATGCAACACAGCCAACTTATATTGCTGGCGCTGGTGAAGAAATTGTGATGGACTGTGAGACTGATACGGTTACGGTAAATGGCAAGCTAGTTTCACCAGTTTGGTCAACCGACTTTCCTAAGTTGAAACCAGGCGTTAATAGCTTGTCGATGATTGGTGATTTAGATGACGCACAAATAACCCTGAAATATCTACCAAGGATACTATAACAATACTAAAGGCTTCCCATTAAGGGTGGCCTTTTTTACATAATTAAAATAAGGAGGTTAATAGATGGCTTTAAATAACCAGTATTTAATCCTAGATTCGAATTTAAAGCGGATTGGTACCCTGACGGTTGACGGGGCTACTAAGTTTTCTAATGATAGCATCAAGATTCAACTGGCTGACGCCGATGCGACCAGTACAAGTTATGACGATGATGCCAATGTTGGAACCCAAGATAACTTTAACGGCACCATCAACCTAAATGCCCAGTCTAAGAAGTTCGACCATCAAGGTTCATTAGATGTGCTTCAAGGTCAGCCGGATTCAGATAAAGTGGTGGCTGGTAATAACTTAGCCTATTATGACGAACTATCTGGTCATTGGTATGTCATGCGCATATACAGCGTGGAAGAAAACAATACCGCCGCTACTAAGCACGTAACAACGGCTAACTTTACCAATTTATGCTTGTACACACTAGCTCATCATTACCCAGTGGCAATTACGGCTAGTGCTAGTTCGATTCAGACGGCTTTTAACCAGTGCTTTAACGCTACTGACTGGACGCTAGACTATCAGACCACTAATGTAATGACACCATCGATTACCATTGATGGTAAAACAAAAGCTAGTACGTTAGTACAGACACTAATCCAAACGTATAACGTTGAGATTGACCCTTATGTTGAGATTGACAGCCAAGGGAATATCACGAAAAAGGTATGTGTCATTACTGACCAGCTTAATGCTGATGTGGTCTATAACGAGGCAGTATTCGGTAAGAATATGACTAGCATCAAGCGAACAACGGTGTCAAACCCAATTACTAAACTTATCCCTTATGGTGCTAACGGCAACACAATTGGGATAGTTAATGATGGTAAGAACTACATTGTTGATGATGAAGCTAATCAAAAATATAACCCTGACTGGCAATCTGGTTTGTACTATGAGGGGGTTATTACAGCTAACGCTATTGAAGACGAAGCTGGCCTAAAAGCATGGGCCGAAGAAATGCTGCAATTGTATAATCACCCGCGTACGTATTATGAGGTTAATGTAACACCCAACTTTAATCCACCATTAGGTGCCACGATTAGGTTTAAAGATGAGTTAATTAAGCCGGTATTAGACGCTAGCGGCCGAGTTATTCAACGGACAATCTCTTTTGCCAATCCTTATGGCAATACAGTTGGCTTTGGCGAGTATGTCACGGTACCAGTTGCAACACCGGCCTGGATGCAAGGTTATCAAAGTGCTATTAATAGCGCCCTTGAAAAGGCAAAGGAGGACGCTAGCTCGGTTAAACCAGTGGCCTTAACTCCTGACGGCAACAACTTCACTGATACCACCCAGACTAAGCGGTTGATCTTACAGGCTTGGGAAGGCAATACTAATATTTCAGCTTATGTTGATAACAAGGGATTTATTTGGCACCGCTATAATACTGACGGTTCGATTGACAATAACTTTAATCAAACTGGCTATTTAGTACAAGCACCCTATAGTGCCGTGGGCACACTGCACGGGACTATTGAGACCCGTTACATTCAAGACGAACCAGAAATCAAGTTACAAACTAGTGCTATTCGTAATTTGGGTAGCTTTAACTCAGACGACAGTACACTAGGAATAACTGACGCTGCGCAATATATGTGCCCTTTGAGTAACGGCCAATATATAACTAGTCGGGCGATTAATCAAAGTACAACCAGCGATGTCATGTTTGTCTTACATGACACAGATTTCAAGCCGATTAGCAAGATGATTATTTCACATGGCGGGCATGGTTCTAGCTTTTCGATTGAAGAAGTAGATGGTGCTATTTACATTTGGTCCGCAACCAAGCCTGATTTAAACGTTAACGAATATGCAATTAGTCGCATACCCTACCTTGCTAATGTGACCCTAGGCAATGATGATGATCGTATTACACGTTTCTGCACTGTCAATCGTTATATAAGAGTCAGCGTTGATTTTAAACATGGGTACTTACTGTGTGGCTACTTTAATGGTAAACAGGATATATTGCGACTCGATGAGGTTAAACAAGGCAATTATAATGTGCTATATAGTTTTAATGTTACCAACTATGGGTTTAACCTGGCCCAGCAAACCTACCAATCACAAGGCATTGACTTTCCATATGTGTACTTTCACTCGGGTGATTACAACATGAAAGACCCTCGTATGGTGTACGCAGTTAATGTTGTTCATGGTGGGCAAGAATTTGCCTCTAACTATTTACTGGATATGGATTTAGGATTAACCGATGATGTTGCTGAGCCTGAAACCTGTAATATTATCTATAATAGTCAGACTAATCAGCCGGAACTATTGGTTACCTTCAATTGTAGATACCAAGGCAATGCTTTAGAACGTGTCTTTGTAATACCAATCAAAGAACGTTTGCCAATGCCTACGATTAGCAATGATGAAGAAGGGAGGTGAATTAAATGGCAGAATCTAATCCAACACAGGTCATCTTAACCGATGATGGCCTCAAAATTATCAAGGCTCAAAACACGGCTGACGTAGCGGCTGGCAATATTAACGATATTAATAGTGATAACAAGCTTACCCCTAGCGAAAAATTAAAACTACAGCAAGAATATGATAAAGATGTTGAGCTTTATAACATTGATATTGAACAACTAAAATCTGTTAATTTACCTACAGCAGAACTAGAAACTGCTATGAGTAATTTGACGAATTTTGTAACTCCATTATTTAAAGAAATGAACAAGACATCTACTGTGGAACGAGACGCTTTAGATAGTGTATTTACAGCTTTTGCTACAGCAGATAAAAACGCCTCTCAAGCCTTTGTTAATATGGTTCAACAAGTAGCAGACGACGCTAAAAAAGCTGGAGATGATGCAAAGGAAGCTGGCGAGAAAGCACAAGAAGCTGGAGAAGAAGCTAAAGCATCAGCTGGTCAAGCACAAGCGGATGCCACTCAAGCGAAAGCAGACGCAGCTACTGCTCAACAGAAAGCTCAATCCAGTATTGACCAACTTAATGCTCACTTGCCAGATATTGATGAAGCATTAAGCACGGCAAACTTAGTCAAACAAAATGTTACTAAACTAAGTAATACCACAGAACAATATCACAATGAATATACTACAGGGATTCAAAACGTTATCAAAACGATTGATGATATTACAGTTGGTGGGACTAACTTAATCAAAAATAGTAAGTTTGATGACAAGATGAATAACTGGCGTATCTGGTGCCCGCAAGGTATGGGGACAAGTACAGTTCAAGTTAATGAAACTGGCGGAGGCGGTGATTGGCCAAGACAAGCTATCTATTTAGCTAAGATTGTTAATACAGAAGCTGATAAAAACAACCAGTTTGGTATTGCACAGGATAATGTTCCAGTAGAGCCAAGTACAGAATATGTATTGCAACTTTTTAATGATGGGTCAGATCCAATCACTCTACAACATGGTAGTGGGACAGGAGATCCATTTGTTAGACAAGTTGTTAGTGACCATAAAGCGGTCTGGAAGTTTAAAACGCCAGCTGATATTTATAACACTAATATCTATATTGGTTTTAATTCAGGGCAATCGGGTACGGCTTGGATATCTTTAACAAAACTTGAAAAAGGTAATAAACCGACCGATTGGAGTTTATCTCCGTTTGATACAGCAACTAGCACTGAAATCGACCAACTTAATAATGCTATTAAGTTAAAGGCGAACTCTACAGATGTAGCCTCGCAGATTAATGTAGCCGTTCAAGGCGTACAGACTGACGTAACAAATAAAGTTAGCAACTTAACTACTCAAATTAATCAAACGTCGGATGCTGTTCAAATTTTAGCTAGCACAGCAGGAAGTAAAAACCTTGTATACAATGCAACGTTTGAACAAATGACAAATGGTTTTCCTGCGGGGTGGACAAAGAGCGGCAATGCTTCTAATGAGACAGGGTATGTTTCAGGTATTCCAGTATCCTCATATCAAGGTAGACATTCTATTGGTGTAAACACATCGAAAGAGATGGGCTGGGTAATGTTTGCACAATCGGACCCACAACCATTGCCAGTCGACAATAGTACAGATGCTACAAATAATGTTTATAGTGCTTCAATGATGGTTAAGGTGTACGGCGATGGTGGAGCTAAACCAAATGGACGTGTTCATGTGGTTTTAGCTTTTTTTGACGCCAATAAAAAACGAATTGAAAGTAATTATAAAGGAGTTTGGTCTCAAACTGCAACCGAAAGTAATGAACAATGGCAATTAGTTAAAGTCGAAAATTTAGCTCCCGTGGCAGGCGCACAATATGTAGCCATTCAAGCGTTCACTTATGGTGTTCCAACACATGCAATGATTAACCAACCAATGGTTAA